CAGCCGATTAACTCCTCTTGGGTTAGATAAGTTGTCAACTGAGCCAACGTCATTCCTAGCTCTTTCGCTAGGAAAAACATGAAAAGCCAGTCGTTATTAGCTTTTCAGGTCTGCCTTCGCTTCCTCCACCTTGCTGTCCGCTCCAGAAGCGAGCATCGCCAGCTGAATCTCTTGCAGCACAGATGCCTCAACGGCGTTTTTTAAAACAGCCTTCTCGCCATCTTGGAACAAACGCTTGCCGTCAGCATCGAGAGCTTTCTGAATCATCATGCTCAGCGCAAAGTCGTTTGCGTCTTCAGCGTCAGCCTTTTTCTGGATCGACTCGCGTTCCGCAATCGTCAACGGGTGCCAGTAGACCTCCAGCACTGCTTCACCGTTGTCCTCAACAACGTGCTTGTAAAGCTGGCTAACGCCAAATTTGTTCCGCAGCAGCTCGGAAGCACGCATACAAAAGAGTTTTACTTACCGCACTATACTATGCAATAGCAGTAAATTGGCAAGAAATAATTGCCAGATAGTGAGAAACGTCGTCTAACTCGATTGGTGTTGGACCATTGATGTCCTTTACCCGAGGTGATGAACTAAAAGTATCCGTATAGCCAGAAGCGTTCACTGAAGTAAGGCCATCAATCACGGCTTCGCTCAAAGTTGCCAAAACCGACGTGCCAGCATTCCTTGGGACGTAGACATTGCATTGAATGACTCCGCTGTAGTAGTCCGATGCCGCTCCATGCGTCTGAATCGTTGACTGCACAAAATCAATCCGCATCAGAATGTATTTTTTGGTCTTACCCGGCGTGGTGTACGCAACATTGTCGTAGACCATCAACACCGTGTTATCCACGGCTGCAACTGCGTCGGTAACAGCCTTTTCAAAAGCAGCTCTAGCGTTGACTAGCGTCATGATTCTTGTCTCCCTCGCATGATTGGGGTTGAACGCACTGTTCCAGGTCGTCTGCCAATGCCGTACTGATCGTAGGGGCGCGTAACAACTGGGCGATCACCCACCCGAAGATCAGCCATATCTCTTCTGTCACCAAAATATCGATCCACCAACTTACGCAGATCTCCTTGCACAAAAAACGCCACTTGACCTTTTTGCATCGCAAATGCTGCGTAGCTGGTCCTGTTCCCGATTCTTACGGTTTTTCTGAAGTCAAACTGTCTTTTCATAACGCTGTCGAGAAAACGCTCATCAATCCTTCCAGCTATTGCTCCACGGCTCTCCCAAGCGGCTCTCCAAGGCTGTTTTGTCGATCTATTTTTTTGACTGTCTTTCGGATCTTCTTTTCTGACGTAACCGCTCTGTGCTGCCGTCCAGCTTGATCCAAAATAGCCCGTATAAACTGGGCTTACGCCACCAGCATTAAAGTCAGTAGACAGCTCTTGGACCGTAAATTTTACGAAACGGTCAAAGTCTTCGTAAAACTTATTTTCAATGTCGCTAAAAATAGACTGTTTGGCCATCAGAACCTGACCCCTACGATATACATGTATTCCTGATCGCCCCGATAGGTTTTGACCTCCGTAATTTGAGTGACTCGACTAGAACCTGCGTAAGTCAACGTTATCGTGTCTTCCGTCGTCGGTTGGTTGTCCCCAATCAAATCGGGAGTTATATAAAGCCTTGCTCGTCGCTCTTCTCGGTTTTCATCGCGATCTGACTCAATAAATTCCAGCGGGGCATCAAACGAGTAAGTCGTGTCGGTCGTTGTCAGCGCTCCAGTGCTGGTGTTGTAAGTCGGAGATGCCTTGCGGGTGTACGTGATCGTGTGGTCAAACGACTTGCCTAGATCGGCAACAACCGACTTGGCAACGCTTTTGAACAGACTGTCGAGTGCGCCTGCCATCTCAACCCCTCACAGTACGGACCTGATAGCTCCCACTACCGCCAAGGCAGTAAGCACCAAGGTAAGACTGCAGCCAAG